CAGTTCCGCTTCGATCAATTGCCATAGTTCGCTCTCCGTTAGTTGATTAAGCCTTCGTTGTAGTTCGCGCCAGTTCAATTCGCTTCTCCAGTTTTGCAATCTCCGCAAGCACCCGGTTGAGCGCGCGCTGAGCGGCGTTGAACTCCCGCTGCCGTATGCGCGCCTCGGCCCGAGCGGCCTTTAGCTGTTCAGTCCATCGGTTCATTTGAGCGCCTCTAGTGCCATATCAGATACCTCTCGTTTCTCATGTAAAGCCTTCCAAATCGTTTCATCCACCGTGCCCTCGGTCGTGAGCACATAGTTCAGCACGTCATGGCGCTGACCGCCTCGGTGCAGCCGACCGACCGCTTGTTCGTAAAGCTCCAGCGACCACGGCAGCGACATCCACACCATGCGGGATTGCCCTTGCAGGTTGAGCCCATGCCCGGCAGACGCAGGGTGGACCGCCAGCATCTCGATTTGCCCCGCGTTCCACCGCGCAATCGAGTCGTCGTTGGTGAGCGTCTGCAAACGCGGGAAGCGCGCCTGTAGCCCAGCCAGCTCGGCCTTGAACTGATACCAGACGAGCATCGGCGCTCGCTGGTTCTCGGCGTGCAGGTCCGCGACCGCATCGAGCTTGTGGTCTGACAGCCAGACGGTTTGTCGGGCCGTGTCGTAGACAAACCCCGCGCTCATCTGCTGGAGCTTGGACGTCACCGCCGCGGCGTTGGCGGCGATGACCTCGGCGTTGGGGTAGATGAGCGCCATCTCGCGTTTGAGCGTCTTGTAGGGCTCCATAGGCATCTGGAGCTTGATCGGTAACGTGTGCAGCGGCGGCAGGGTGTCGCGGTACTCGTGCGACTCCAGCACGTACGTCCACGGACGGATGCGCTGCATGACCGCCTCAAGCGCGCCTGGTAGCGGCACGTAGTCGCCGAAGTCGCGGTTGACGCAGTGAAAGTATTGCTGCAAGAAGGCGCCTTTGCTGCGGCCCAGCATCTGCTGGTCGACGATCTTGCACTGGCCAAAGACGTCTTCAAGACCGTTGCTGGTGAAGCTGCCGGTCAGCCCCCAGCGGATCTGCATGGGCTCGATGACCTTGTGCAGCGCCTTGAACCGTTTGCCTGACGGGTTCTTAAGCCGTGTCAGCTCGTCGAACACGACCGCATCAAAGTTGAGCTTTTGCTCCGACAGCCACAGCAGGTTGTCGTAATTGGTCACAACCACTGGCGCGTTGGACGCAAGCGCCCGCGCCCGTTGGGCGGGAGAGCCGACGGCCACTGCGATCTCAAGACTTGGCGTCCAAAGTGCCGCTTCTGCCGGCCAGACCGACTGCGCGACACGCAGCGGCGCGAGCACAAGGAAGCGCTTGGCGTGTCGCTCGTCGAGCATCGCTTTCATAGCCGTGAGCGCGGTCGCGGTCTTGCCCGCACCGACCCACGCGAGGATCATCGCGCGGTCGTTGGCGAACAAGAAATCTGCGGCTTCGTCTTGATAGGGTCTAAGCCGCATTTTTTTCTTTCAGCTTCGCATCAACCATATAAACCAGCGCCTGCCAGTTTGTTTTGTCGCCAAAAGTGGCGCGATTAACTAGAGCACGCGCTTCGTCGTCCGTCAGTTCGACCCATTCTCGCGGTGCTGCTGGAATGCCTATACTGACATTGCCGGTTACTGGATCAATCGTGATGCGGTCGTTAGCCACAGCAATATAAGGCGCCTGCTTCTCAGCCTGCTCGATGGCAGCGCGGAGGTTGTCCATCGCTGCGTCGATCTCACCCGGCAGAGCGATGGCGTTCTCGCCAATGCTAAGTTGGTTGATCTGCTCCAACGCCTCCAGCGCCTGCTTCATAGCTGCGATGCTCATTTTTTCCTCCACAAAAACCTCAGTGTCAGACCGTCAACGAAGTTTTGTTTGAACCTTGTTTCAGGTGCCCATGCGACGTAGCCGGTGATGATGCCAACGGCCCAGCCGATGAAGAAAACTTCTGTCATAGCCAACTCCATGCAAGCACATATTTCCGCCGCCCATCGCGTACATCAATCTGCCGATATTTTCGTGGCAATCGTTTTGCAAAATATCTCGCTCGACCAAGAGAGCGAGTGGCGATGAAGTTTGTGTAGCCGCGCGGTGTCACCAATTGGCGCTTTAGCATCACGCAGAAGAATTTCATATCTCCCCCTTCAGCACTTTGGCTGCATACAGATACTGATTGTGCTGACCGCCAGACCGCTCGTGCAGGCGCTCTAGTATCAGGATGCATCGATCACGCTCAGCAGCAGCAACACGCTCTACAACGCGCATCAGAAAAGCCATATCTTTTTCTGGCGTTTCTGATAGCTCCCAGAACGCTCCGGCCTCAGCAGCGATCTTCAGGATGTCGTCTCGGTTCATTTCGCACCGCGCTGTTCGGCTTCCATCTCGCGCAGGTCCATCGCCACGTCCGCAACACCATGCCAGTCGCACCGTGCGATCATCACTTGCAAATACTGAATCAAAATTGCTCGCTGTTCTTCGTAGCTCACGATTGCATCTCCTTGATAAGATCGTCCACGTCTTCCTTCGACCAGACCACACGCACGTTCTGCTGTAGTCTTTGCATCTCTGCGATGAAGATGTTCTGCAATGTCGACAGGCGACCGCCGTCTTTCTTCACCTCAACAAACCACACCACGCCCTGCGGCAGCACCACCAGCCTGTCGGCCACGCCACGGTTCGAGGGCGAGACAAACTTGTACGCCACGCCACCGATGTCCTTGACCCGGCGCACCAGGTATCTCTCTATGTCGCGTTCAAGCAAAGTAAATCTCCCAGCGCACGCGCGCAATGTTTGACGATCCAATATCATTGCGCGGCCTTGACGCGCACGACCAACCGGCACGGGGCGCAAGCGCCGCTTGAGCTTTCCAGCCAGACGCACGCAACGAAGCGCCAGTCTCATCTGCTTGCGTGTACGTCACCAATCGCTTATACCCCATCGCTTTAGCTGCCCGAGTGACTGCGCCGTACAGCTTAGAATTAGCGTTGGGCGTGCCGTCGGTGCAAGTTCGGGTGACCTCTAACGTGCGCCCGTCATCCAACGCGCGCGCTACTGGACGCCCGGCCACAGCTACACCTACAAGCGCGCCGTCAACCATCACGCCAAGGCTAAACTTATGCCCTACCGGCGGTTTGTTGTGCCTGTGGTGCTGCGCCACAAAGCCCTGCGCTTGTTTAAGCGAAAGAGGCACGATCTCCAAAATTTTTGATCTCCCAAGATGTTTCAAAGTTTAGACCGTTGCAAACTTCAAAGCAATGGTATACCATGCGGTTTCCGTTAGTCAACTCCAGGAGATTGAAGTGAACTTGATGGACCAGAACAAACAAGTCTCGCTATACGAGCAGGCCGCGTATGAACTGCGCGGTATCGTCTACGTGCCGCACTACCGAAACAGCGACATCTACGTCGGCCCCGGTTACCCACGCCACAACGTGACGCGCTACTCGGCTGAAGAGCTGATGCTGATGGGTGCGGTTCCTCGCGTCGAGTTCTTGTGGTCGCGCGGCACGAGCGGTCGCGTTGATGCGAGGAACCCATGAGCCATTCTAAAATCGTAGGCGGCTCGACCGCCGAGCGCGTGATCAACTGCCCCGGCAGTGTGGCGCTTGCCGCCAAGATGCCGCCGCAGGTCGAGAATGACGCCATGCGGGAGGGCACGCGCCTGCATGAGCTGGTGGCTGAAGTGTTGAACGAGCGGATCGACTCGCGCTCGATTGACGACGAGAAGGTGCTGGACGCGCTTGATCTGTTCGACGACAAGTTCGACCCCAAGGCCGAAGCACTGTTCGACGTCGAGGCGCGCGTAGCGTTTCCGTGGGACAAGACGATCTTTGGTACCGCTGACGTGATTGGTTGCTTGAGCAAGACCAAGGGCTTCGTCATGGACTTCAAGTTTGGCGACAACTATCAGGTCGACGCCGAAGAGAACGCCCAGCTAATGTTCTACGCCGCAGCGGCGCTTGAGAGCGGTCACTGGTCGATGCAAGGCCGCACCGACGTCGAGCTGGTCATCATCCAGCCGCCGTACATCCGACGCTGGATGATCGACATCCGGCGCTTGCATGACTTCAGCGCCGATCTCAAGCGCGCGGTCAAACTTGCGCAAGAGCCCGACGCGCCGATTGTCGAGGGTGAGCACTGCCGCTTCTGCCCAGCGAAGGCCATCTGCCCGAAGAAGACCGGCGCTGCCGAGCGGGCGGTGCTGGTGGCCATCGACAGCATTGGGCCGGAGCAGATTGGCCACTGGATGGACGTCGCGCAAAATCTTGAGGATTGGGCGTCTGACGTGCGCAAGCTCACGCAGCAGGCGCTGGAGGCCGGTCGGCCCGTGCCAGGCTGGAAGCTCGTGAACAAGCGCGCTCATCGGACGTGGGCGGACAAGAAGGCCGCGCTGGCTGCGTTGACTGCGCTGGCGCCGGACGTCAGCTTTACCGAGATCGTGTCGCCTGCGCAGGCCGAGAAGGCGTTGAAGACAAAGTTACCGGAGGGGCTGACCTCTCAGGTATCATCAGGGTTGACCATTGCAGAGGAGGCTGACAGCCGCCCTGCGGCGGTCACAATCGGGTCGACGCTTGTGTCGGCCCTTTCTAAACTAGGGTGAAAATCATGTCAAATCTCGTAAAGTTCGCATCTGCTGGTCTTCCTGCTGTTCAAACGCTCGCCACCAGCCTTCGCACGCTGGAAACCGTAGCGCCTATGTCGTCTGCCATCATCAAGATGGACAAGACGGGGCATTGGGTCTATGGCGCGGATCAGACCGAAGCTGAAGACGACGCCCGCTGGGCGGTCAATCCTTTCTCGTTCGTCCATGGCTTTATCGCGTGGGGCGACGGTGAGGTGCTGGCCGAGAAGATGGCGTCTGTGACCCAACCGTTGCCAGAGCTTGACGCCGCGCCCCCAAGCGCGAAGAAGGGCTGGGAGCAGCAGGTAGGGCTTATGCTGAAGTGTTTGACGGGCGAGGACGCGGGCCTTGAGTGCCGCTACACCACGACGTCAGTGGGCGGCAAGCGCGCCGTGCAGACGCTTGCCGTGGCGATTGCGGCGCAGGTGGAGAAGGACCCCGAGCGCCCCGTGCCGATCGTGACGCTGGGCAAGGATCACTATCAGCATAAGTCGTACGGTCGCATCTACACGCCGGTCTTTGAGATCGTCGAGTGGGTGTCGATGGACGGCGAAGAGCCTGTTGCGGAAGCTGCGGCCGGCGAGCAGCCCCGCCGTCGTCGTCGCGCAGCAGCGTAATGGTGACGCCCAGCCGGCGGTGGCGTCTAACACCGGCAGCAGGCGCGGTGCCACTGTCTGTCTCCTTCGCTCCGTGAGCCTGCTGACAGCCCGGAAAGACGGGCATTCAATACACTAAGGTGAAATCAAATGGTCTACTACAACGAGATTGACCCGTATGCGGCGCAATGGCTGCGCAATCTGATTGCGGCGGGTCATATCGCAAAAGGGGAAGTTGATGAGCGGTCTATTCAGCTCGTGGATTCTGCGGACCTCGCAGATTTCGCGCAATGTCATTTCTTCGCCGGCATCGGCGTCTGGAGCCACGCCTTGCGCCTCGCAGGATGGCCCGACGATAAGCCCGTCTGGACCGGCTCCTGCCCATGCCAACCCTTCAGCGCCGCTGGCAAGCGAAGCGGATTTGATGACGAACGGCACCTTTGGCCCGATTTCTTCCGACTCATCCGCGAGCGCCGGCCTTCAGTCGTCTTTGGCGAGCAAGTTGCAAGCAAAGATGGCCTTGAGTGGCTCGACCTTGTACAAGCTGACCTGGAAGGAGCGGGCTACACCAGCGCAGCGGCTGATCTATGCGCGGCGGGCGTCGGCGCTCCGCACATCCGACAGCGATTGTATTGGGTGGCCTACGCCGAACGCCGAAGATGCGAAAGCGGGTCAATCACAAGCGGCGGGGCGGCAGCAAAGTTCGTTGCCAAAAACGACTTGGCTAACGGGTTGGCCGACACCAACGACCCGAGATTGGAAGGACGGAGCGCAATGCGACAACGTGCCGATCAATGCGTTGTTGGGCCGAACGGCGTGGCTAACGGGCTGGTTGACGCCAGCGACGAGCGACACGAACGGCATTCGGGAGATGGACGGGAAGCGCAGCGGCGGTCTGAATACGCAGACGGCGTTGTCGGGCTGGCCAACGCCAGTAGTGAACGATGCAACGGGATCGACCCACGCTTACGCGGGAGGCGACAGCAGCAAGATTGCGTTGAAGCTGCCGGGGGCCGCGAAGATGTGCGACCCCGACGTTTCCTCTCTGCAAGAGAGCTTGCGCAGATACCTTACACAGGCAGATACGTTGACCCCGCCCGAAACCCCAGCCCGACTAACGGTTACTGGCGAGATGCTGACTGGCTCTACTGCCGCGATGGAAAGTGGCGGCCAGTTGAACCCGGCACATTCCCGTTGGCTCATGGGGCTGCCAGCCGAGTGGGACGCTTGCGCGCCTACGGTAACGCGATCGTCCCGCAAGTCGCCCAAGCGTTCATAGAAGCCTTCATGGAGTGCCGTCCGTGATCTGGCTTGACTTCGAGACGCGCAGTGAATGTGACCTGCCCGCGCGTGGCCCGTACAACTACTCTCGTCACCCGTCGACGCAGGTGCTCTGCATGGCCTACGCGATCAACGATGGCGAGGTCGAACTCTGGACGCCCGATCAGCCGTTTCCTCGTGAGATTCTGTCGCACCAGATACGCGCACATAATGCGGCATTCGAGCGGCTGATTCTCTGGTATGTCCTCTGCCCCGACCTTGACCTGCCGGAGCCTGCGCTGGAGCAGTTCTATTGCACCGCTGCGCAAGCGCGGTCGAACTGTGCGCCTGGTAGCCTTGAGGACGTCGGGCGGTTCGCGGGCGCCAGCATGAAGAAGGATCACAAGGGCGCTGCGCTCGTGCGCAAATGCTGCCTGCCACCGTTTAAGCATACCGCTGACGACTTGGCCGCGCTCTTCAAGTATTGCAAGCAGGACGTCCGCGCCATGCGCGCGATCAGTAAGAGCTTGCGCGACCTGTCGCCTGAAGAGCTTGCCGACTACCACGTCAACGAGCGCATCAACGACCGAGGCGTGAAGGTCGATGTTGACCTGTGCCTTGCCGCCATGCGCTACAGCGAGGCCGAGCGGGTCGAGATCGAGGCGCGGGTTGTTGAGTTGACCGAGGGCGCGGTGACGTCCGTGCGGTCGCCTAAGATGCGCCAGTGGGTGCTGGAGCGGCTGGGGCCGGAGGCCCGCAAGCTCGCGCGCTCGAAAGACAAAGACTCGATTGACAAGACCGTGCGAGCGAACCTGCTTGCGATGGAGAATCCCGATGAGGTACCGCCCGCTGTTGCCGAGGTCATCCAATGCGCAGACGACCTCTGGGCGTCGAGCACTGCGAAGTTTGGCCGCCTCGCGGCGCTGGCTGATGATGAAGATCGGCGCGTACGAGGCGCATTTGTTTTTGCTGGAGGCGCAGCGACAGGCCGCGCTGCGAGTTATGGCGCGCAAGTCCACAACTTTCCACGAAAATCCGCCAAAGAGCCCGTTGAACTTCGACACGCCCTCGTTCGAGGCCACGCTGTCGTGCCTCGGTTCGGAAAGCGGGTCACTGACGCCCTGAAGTCGATGCTCCGCCCCGCGCTGGTGGCCGATCATTCGTTTGTCGTCGCCGACTGGTCGGCCATCGAGGGCCGGGTCAATCCGTGGCTATGCGGCGCGGAAGCAAAGCTCGACATCTTTCGCCAGCGCCTTGACCCGTACAAGGTCAATGCGGCGGCCACCTATGGCGTGCGGTATGAGGACGTCACCGACGAGCAGAGACAGGTCGGCAAGGTGCAGGAGCTGGCGCTCGGGTTCGGCGGTAGCACCGGCGCGTTCGCTGCGATGGGCCGGGGCTATGGCGTGCGGTTTGAGGAAGCCCAAGCCCGTCGAATCGTCGACGCCTGGCGCCGTGCGAACCCGTGGGCGGTGATGTTCTGGCAAGACCTTGAGCGCGCGTACATGAGCGCGATGCGTCATCCGGGGCATGAGTTCAACGCCGGTCGCGTGACGTATTTCTATGACAAACAGCACCTTTGGTACATGCTGCCCAGCGGGCGCGTGCTCTGCTACCCGTTCGCGCGGTTTGAGGGCGAGCATTTGACTTATGCGAAGGCGTCATGGAAGCCGGCGGCTGACGCGACCGAGTGGCCGCGAGCGCGCTTATGGGGCGGGCTCGCTTGCGAGAATGTGACGCAGGCAAGCGCCCATGACATTCTGCGTGCTGCACTGCGTCAATGCGAGGGTGTGGTGGCGCACGTGCATGACGAGATCGTTATCGAGACGGCTGAACCTGAACGGGTGCGGGCCGAGCTTGAGCGTATCATGGTGACCCCGCCGGCATGGGCGGTGGGGTTGCCGCTCGCCGTGGAGGCCAAGATCATGGCCCGATACGGCAAATAAAAACGCCCGCTGGCAGGCGGGCGTGAACTACGGGAGAAGGTATGAATTTCGAGCAGTATATCATCGACCTCGCACCAGAGGGCGAGACGGCCCTTTTCGTGCGTCAGAAACCACGCCGTGACGCGAACGGCGAATTGCAGTACCACGCTGACGGCGCCTTGAAGGCGTCATGGCCGGCATCGTTGCCGGACCTGTCGCGGGTGCGTGAGGGCGCTTGGTACGGCAACACCGGCAGCTTTGTCATCGATCGGTTCGAGCAGGGCCGCCCGTCTGCAAGCGCGGCCAATGTCGACTATGTGCTGGTCATGGTGCTGGATGATGTGGGCGAGCCCAGCAAGGCGCCGCGCGCCTCGCCTGTCCCGCCGACCTGGGTCATGGAGACGAGCGCTGGGTCGTATCAGTGGGGCTATGCCTTCGACCCTGAGGATCAGCCCACCAAAGCGGCGTACAGCGCCGCCATCCGCGCGATTGCGGAAGCAGGTTACAGTGACCCTGGCGCGATTAATCCGGTTCGCAACTTCCGCTTGCCGGGCTCGGTCAACCTGAAGCCAGACAAGGGCGGCTTTCAAGCGCGCCTCGTCGAGTTCCACCCCGAGCGGGTCTACCGCCTGCCGGACCTCTGCGCCGCGCTGGGCGTCGACCCCGGCCCGGATGACAGCGCGGGCGTGCGGCCCGTGCGCCTGTCGGACGATGGGGCCGATGACGTGTTGGCGTGGTTGTCGGCGCAGGGTCTGGTGCTGTCGCGTCCGAACCCCGAGGGCTGGGCTGGGGTCGTCTGCCCGAACAGCGCCGACCACAGCGATGGCAACCCCGAGGGCCGTTATCTGGGCCTGACGCGCGCGTACTGTTGCTATCACGGCCATTGTGGCGACTGGGACAGCGCCCGGTTCCTCGCGTGGGTCGCAGAGCAGGGTGGACCGAAGCACACGCCTGGCCTACGCGACGAGCTTCTGACGCAGCGCATGTCCGAGGTCATGTCGCGCCTGACGCCGACCGAAGATTATCCCGACGCTGCGGCTGCGGTCGTGGCCGAGGTCGAGCGCCGCGAGGCCGGACGGTTAGAGAAGGCCGAGTGGTTTGAACGGTACGCTTACGTGGCCGATGGGGATTGTTACTTTGACCTGATCGAGCGCCGCGAATTGACCCGCCAGACGTTCAACGCGCTCTACCGGCATGTGACGTGCTGGTCGGTGCATGCCACGGGCGCGAAGAAGCGCCGGGTCGAGGCGTCGATCAGCTTTGATGAGAACCGGCAGAAGATGGGCGCTCGAGTGCTGGAGGGGCTGACCTATGCTGCGGGCGAGACGATCGTTTGCGCCCGTGATGGCCTTGCATTTGGCAACCGCTGGCGTGACGCGCGCCCCGAGGGCCGATCGGGTGACGTATCGCCTTGGTTGGCGCATGTCGAGCGCCTGGTTCCTGACGCGAAAGAACGTGAGCATCTGTTAAACGTGCTCGCGTTCAAGTTGCAAAACCCGAGGGTCAAGGTCAATCACGGCATTCTGTTTGCGGGCGTGCCGGGTTGCGGGAAGGATAGTCTTTTTGCCCCTTTCCTGTACGCGATTGGCGGGCGTGACCTTGGGAACGTGGCGCTGGTGCGGAACGAAGAAGTGACGTCATCGTGGGGCTATGCGCTCGAGTCGGAAGTGCTTGTCGTGAATGAGTTGCGACAGGCGGAGGCCAAAGATAGGCGCGCGCTCGAAAATCAGCTCAAACCCCTACTGGCTGCGCCGCCTGAAGTGCTGCCCGTCAATCGAAAGTATTTGGCGCCCTACATGAGCGCCAATCGTTTGCTGGTGGTGGCGTTCTCGAACGAACGGATACCGATCGCGCTCCCGTCCGACGATCGGCGCTGGTTTGTCATCTGGACGTCGGCGCCCCGTATGACCGAAGCGGAATCGAGCGCGTTGTGGGCGTGGTATATGGCGGGCGGGCGTGAGGCGGTCGCCGGGTGGCTGCGGGCGCGGGATGTTTCGGCATTCGAGCCTGGTGCCACGCCTATGGTGACCGAAGCCAAGCGGATGATGACCGAGGCGGGCATGTCACCCGTGGAATCCTACCTTTTGGAATTGATTAGGGGCCGCATAGGCGAATTTTCCTCGGGCGTGGTGTCTGCACCCTGGCAAGAGCTTTGCGGGCGCCTGAGCGCGTTAGCGCCGTCTGGCGCGCGGGTGCCTGTATCGGCACTGTTCCACGCGCTGGCCGAGGCCGGATGGTTGGATTGTGGGATGTGTCACTCGCGCGAACATCCGACGAAACGTCATCTGTACTGCGCGCCTGACCTTGCGGAGCTGGGCAAGGCTGAACTGAGGCGCTTGTCGGAGCGCCCGCCGGGTGGTGGCGCCTTGCGCGCGGTGAAATAAAAAAGGGCGCCGTGAGGCGCCCTAGTTGTTTGTGGGAAGGGTTAGAGTCTGAGCGCGACGGCCAGCACCGCGACTAGTAGACCGATCAGGATGGCCGCTGTCATGTGATGTTGCGGGCCATGCAATATTGATCAACCGCGTCGGCCACTGGCGCGCCGGAATGGAAATAGTGAAGGACCGTCGGCCATTCTATGCGCCCCGATAGTTGAGGCGCGCGGGTCAATAGCAGATCAGAGAATCGCGCGCAATAGTCCGCTTGGCGTTGCGCTTTGGTTTCACCGTAGTGTCGTTTCATGCTGACAATCCCAAAAAGAGTACAAGCCCGAGCGCGATGCCGGCGCCGATAAAGATGGTCCATTCGATGAGATTTGATGGCATGTTAAAACCCCCCGCGCGCTGAACAGTACGGGTCCGAGGCGGGTTCATCTTGATCGGTCCACCACGGGTCCGGGTCCACGCCGCACTCAAGGCGAACGTATAGGGACAGGCTACCGTCAGCGCCGCGCCGGGTCCAATAATCGATAATCTCGCCGGTTGCCTTAGCGGCGCGAACAAAGGTGATTGCGTCGTGTAGTGTCATGATCAAGCCTCCTGCATGGCGTAAATACGCGCGACGATACCTTTCAATTCGCAATCGTAGGCGGTGAAAACAATCCCGCCACCGAATGATTTATTGTGAAACTTGCGCCCGCCCAGCTTGTTCGCCCACTTTACCGCGCGAGCGTACCGATCCGATATTGTCATGTTGACGCGCGCATGGAATCGGGTGTTGAAGGTTTCAAGGTCTGTAAAGTGACAGACATGGCGCGGATTACCATTGACGTCATTCTTGACGCGGGTCCATTCGATTTGATGCTCTTGCATGGTGTATCTCCAAAAGAGGGCGCCTTGCGGCGCCCGTGAGGGTTAAAGGGCGAACGCGGGTTTGCCCGTGTACTTCAAATCGTCACCGTCCATGCGCATGGGCATGATCAAACCTAAAGCGCCGGGCAGGTTAGTGACCACGGCGCAGCTGCCGCCATTGTGGTTGATGTAGGGACCATACTTGCCGCCTAACAGCTTGCAGACGTCACCAAACCCGCTCACATAATCGGCATTGAACTGCGCAATCTCGCCGGATGTTGACGCAGGGACGATCCGGCGCCAGTTAGGGTATTGGCCGTCAATCGGCGCCGTGACGGCGCTGGTGGCGCCCGTGACGGTGATGGTTGTATTGCCTTTGATTGTCACGCCGACGCGCTCAGGGTCCGGCGTATCCGGCGCCGTCACTATGTCAATGTGAATCGGCAGCGTGATACGCCCAGCCTTCGCGGGCTTGACGGCCTCAAGCGCCTCACGCGGGATGATGTACTCGCCGGGTGCAAGCGCCTCGATGTTATCGACGGCGACAGGGTAGGCGAGTAGACGGTGGCCGTCGGTTGCGACTAGCACAAGGGTGCCGTCTGCGCGCGCGTCAACGCATACGCCTTTCAGGTAATAACGAATATCCTGTTTAGCTGCGCAAATTAGAAGAGCTTTGATGATGCTGTGGTCGATAGTGATTTTCATGGTCAGTCTCCAGTGGGGTTAACGGGTGAGGGTTGAAAGCGCAGCGCGGGCTTCGCGCTGCGTGTAGAAATGCCCGATATAGACATACGCGCGGTTACGCAGCGCGTATGCGTGCCAACCGTAATTTGTTTTGATGAATCTCATGTTCTTTGCTCCAGTGCGGCAAGCGCGCGCTGAGCTGCGTGCTGGGTAGCGTACCGACCGAGTACGGCGTACCCGATACCGGCGCGGCGCACTAGCGCCCATTGGCGGCGCAAACGGATAACGTCGCGGTAGTTGCCCGCTGGGCGAGTCGGTTCGAATTTGATCGCGTGTTGCATAGTGTCAGTATCTCCAAAAGAGGCGCGCCCGTAGGCGCGCGGGTGATGGTTAGGCTGCGACAACATCCGCAGCGCCGCGCGCGTATGCAGTGACTAGGCGCATATCGTCGGCGTTGACTGTCCACGCCGGTATGCCGGCGTCTAGCGCAAGCCCGAGCCCGTCCGGGCGGTCTAGTAGCGTGCTGATGTAGTAGCGGCTTACGAATTGGCCGCGCGGTGTGTGCATATGCGCGCGATCGTAGAATTCGATCATCGGCTTGTCGTTGTTAATCAGGCAATCGCCGAGCCCGTAGGCGTCGCCGGTGCGAACGATGCGGACGTTGAAACGTGAGAGTGTGAGCATGTCAGCTTCCGTTAGCGCGCTGCGGTGCGCAGCGCATGAACAGCATCCTGCCACAACATTTGTGGCAGTGCAAGCCCTTCATTCCATTTTTCACTACCCCACACAAGACTTGTGGCGGGCTGCGACAAGTCTTAGGGCATGGGCAGATTAGGGCGCGTGGGGGATAGGGGCGTGGGCGGCGCTGGATATAGGCGCCCCCCTAGGGTGGGGTACTGTGGGGTAGTAGGTAGTATCTTAAAAATGTTTTGTGTTTATACTGTATATATATACAGTAGTGTAAATTATAGGGACTTTTTTTAGGGGGGTGCCCCAACTACCCCAACTACCCCACAACACCGGCGCCCGCAGCCCACGCCCGCAGCCGGGTGCTGTGGGGTACCCCACGCAAAACGTAAAACCAATCAGGCATCGGGCTACCCCACGCCACCCACGTTTCGCATGACCCGGCAGCACCAAGCAAGCGCCTGTCGATCCGTAGGGTGCTACCCCACGCCACCCCACGCACCCAAGGCAGCGTGACGTGATAACGTAACATCCGTGTGACGTGATAACGTATCACCATGTGACGTGATAACATAACGCTAGCAGCTCGGGGCCGCGTGGCGAGAGCCCCCGGTGGGGGCCGGCGACCGGGCCGGTCAAAAACGGAGGGGTCGCACAAATTTTTTTGCAAAATGCTATAATTATTTGCAACACTATTTGCAGCACATCATCTGGCCATGACCTTCCAATCCTTGCCGCTTACCGCGCGCAAACTAGAGGCGACCGAGGCGCGCTTGCAGCGCATCTATGAGGCTGCCAAGTTGGGTCTAAAAGGTGACTCGTTGGCGTTGAAAGCCGGCATGTTGCCGACCGAGTATCGGCGTCTGTGCGAGATGGACCCAATTGCCGAGATGGCAGAACAAAAAGGGCGCGCTGACGCAGAAGGGGCGCTTGCGGCTGTTATGATGGACGCAGCTATGTCAGGCGACACCAAAGCGGCGCTGGAGATTCTTCGTCACCGACACGATTGGGTGGCTAAGCAACAAGTGCAAATCGACGTAGCGCAGCAGATCAGCGTAATATCGGCGCTTGAGAAAGCAGAGCAGCGCGTCATCGACGTGCAGGTAACAGAACGACTGGAGCCAACACTTGCAGCAGCCGATCTACAACGCCTCTGATGAAATGCTTTTGATGACGCGGCTCTGGCAGCCGCGCATCAAAGACGACCCGGAAGCGTTTGTAAACTTTGCGTTCCCGTGGGGGCAGCACGGCACGCCACTGGCCAACTACAAAGGCCCGCGCAAGTGGCAGCGTCAGGTGCTACGGAAGATTACGCAGCACATCAAAGACAACAGTGGGCGGGTTGATTACAACGTCTTGCGGTCTGCGGTAGCGTCAGGCCGGGGAATTGGCAAATCGGCGCTAGTGTCATGGCTCGTGCTGTGGATGCTCTCGACGCGCATAGGATCCACGACGATCGTGTCGGCTAACAGTGAGGCGCAGCTCCGGTCAATTACCTGGTCAGAGATCACCAAGTGGCTGGCGATGATGATCAACAGCCATTGGTTTGAGATCAGCGCAACCAAGGTCGCGCCGGCTAAATGGCTGGCGGAGATCGTTGAGCGGGACTTGAAGAAAGGCACGCGCTTCTGGTCGATTGAGGGGCGTCTGTGGTCGGAAGAAAACCCGGACGCTTACGCCGGTCTGCACAACCTGGACGGCGTGTGTCTGATCTTCGATGAGGCGTCTGGTATCCCAGACTCGATCTGGCAGGTGGCCGCTGGTTTCTTCACAGAAAACACGCCGCACAGGTTCTGGTTTGCCTTTTCCAATCCGCGCCGCAATCAAGGCTACTTCTTCGAGTGCTTCAACTCGAAGCGCGACTTCTGGTCGACCGAGAACATCGACGCCCGCGACGTTGAGGACACCGACAAGCAGGTCTACGAGCAGATCATCGCGGAGTACGGCGAAGACTCGATACAGGCCAAGGTCGAGGTGTACGGCGAATTCCCCAGCGCGGGCGACGACCAGTTCATCGGACCCGCGCTGGTTGATCAGGCGTTTGGCCGACCCAAGCACAAAGACGAGACAGCGCCAATTGTAATCGGCATCGACCCAGCCAGGTCGGGCGGTGACTCAACGGTCATCGCGGTGCGCCAAGGGCGTGACATCATCGCAATCAAGCGGTACCGGGGCGATGATACGATGACGACCGTGGGGCACGTCATCGACGCGATCGAGGAGTACAAACCGACGCTGACGGTGATTGACGAGGGTGGGTTGGGGTACGGCATACTTGACCGGCTGGTCGAACAGCGGTATAAGGTGCGTGGGGTCAACTTTGGCTGGAAAGCCAAGAACCAAGTGATGTGGGGTAACAAGCGCGCTGAGCTGTGGGGTGCGCTGCGGGACTGGTTAAGAACCGCGTCGATCGCGCCAGACAGGCAACTGAAGGCGGATCTGACCGGGCCAAAGACCAAACCCGACTCAAGCGGTACGATCTTCTTGGAGAGCAAGAAGGATATGAAAGCCAGGGGTCTAGCTTCTCCTGACGCCGCCGATGCGATCGCGGTGACGTTTGCATTTCCAGTCGCCTCCCGCGAGCCCCGCGCAGCCACGCCCCGTCGCCACTACAGCGACCGCACCGCAGGCGCAACCGGCTGGATGGGCGCATGACCAAGAAGTCTGTCAGCCTGTCAGTGGGACGCGGCGAGAAACGCCCCACCAGCCAAGGCGCTGGGCTGACGGCCAAGGGGCGTGAGAAATACAATCGCGCGACCGGCAGCAATCTGAAAGCGCCCGCGCCTAGCCCCAAGACAGAAGCAGACAAGGGGCGCAAGGCGTCATTTTGCGCGCGCATGGGTGGGGTAGCCGCCAAGGCCAAAGATGGCGAACGCGCCAAAGCGGCGCTCAAACGATGGAAGTGCTGATATGAAACCAGGTCTTTACAGTAACATCAACGCCAAACGCGAGCGCATCAAAGCCGGGTCTGGCGAGAAGATGAGAAAGCCAGGCGCTCCAGGCGCACCCACCGCCAAGGCGTTCAAAGAAAGCGCTAAGACAGCCAAGAAGAAATAGCCATGCCGCTTGTCAAATCACCCAGCAAAGCCGCCTTCCGCAAGAACGTAGCGGCTGAAGTCAAGGCCGGTAAGCCCGTAAAACAGGCTGTGGCCATTGCGTACTCCACCAAACGGCAAGCCGCCAAGAAGAAATAATGGCCTACGACCCGACAGGCATCATTGGCGCGGCAGAAGTCTCGGATGTAGGCGGCGCGCCGGACAAGGACACTGCGCATAAGCTGTCGCAGATGCGCAGCCGCTTCAAGATGGCGGTGGCCGCGTACAGCGACACGCGAGAAGACCAGTTGGACGACCTGCGGTTTATGGCAGGCTCGTCCGACAACCACTATCAGTGGCCAGCGGATGTGCTGTCAGTACGAGGGTCGGTGCAAGGCCAGACCATCAACGCGCGCCCGTGCCTGACGATCAACAAGCTGCCGCAGCATGTACGGCAGGTGACCAACGAGCAGCGGCAAAACCGGCCGTCGCCCAACGTCATCCCAGTCGACGACGACGCAGATATCGAAGTCGCGGAAATCTTTGACGGCATGATCCGTCATATCGAGTACATGTCGGACGCGGACGTGGCGTACGACACCGCTTGCGACAACCAAGTGACGTACGGCGAGGGCTACATTCGGATTCTGACCGAATATTGCGACGAGACGAGCTTTGATCAGGACATCAAGATCGGTCGGATTCGCAACAGCTTCTCGGTCTACATGGATCCAACAATCCAAGACCCGTGCGGTGCGGATGCGGAGTGGTGCTTTATCACCGAAGACATTCTGAAAGCCGATTACGAGCGGATGTACCCCAACGCCATGCCGGTCAGCTCGATCATGGTGCAAGGCGTGGGCGACCAGGCGCTGTCGCAATGGCTGTCTGAGACGACAGTGCGGATTGCAGAGTATTTCTACTGCGATTACAAGGCAGAAACGCTCAATTTGTACCCTGACGGCACGACGACCTACCAAGGCACGCCACAGGACAAGATGCTGCGTCAAATGGGCCTAAAACCGACCCGTCAGCGCAAATTGCAGGCTAAACGCATTAAATGGTGCAAGACCAACGGCTACGAGATTATCGAAGAACGCGAGTGGGCGGGCGCGTACATTCCTGTCATTCGCGTGATCGGTAACGAGTGGTCGATTGAAGGCCAACTTGAGATTTCTGGGCTGGTCAGGAACGCCAAAGACGCCCAGCGGATGTACAACTACTGGGTGAGCCAAGAAGCTGAGATGCTGGCGCTGGCCCCAAAAGCACCGTTTATTGGCTACGGCGGTCAGTTTGAGGGTTACGAAGAGAAGTGGAAGACTGCCAACACGCAGAACTACCCTTATCTTGAGGTCAACCCTGATGTGACCGACGGAGCAGGCAATATCCTGCCGTTGCCGCAACGGGCACAGCCTCCGATGGCCCAAACTGGCTTAATTCAGGCCAAAATGGGCGCTTCTGAGGACATTAAAGCGGCTACAGGGCAGTACAACGCAAGCCTTGGAATGACGTCAAATGAGCGGTCTGGAAGGGCTATTTTGGCCCGTCAGCGCGAGGGCGACGTCGGTACGTACCACTACGTCGACAATCTGGCGCGGGCGATCCGTCACGTTGGGCGGCAACTGGTCGATTTGATCCCCAAAATCTATGACACGCAGCGTATCGCGCGAGTAATCGGGGTGGATGGCGAGTCGAAGATGGTGCGGCTCGACCCGAACCAGCCAGAGCCCGTGCGAAAGATGGTAAACGAGCAAGGCGTGGTGGTTGCGAAGATCTACAACCCTGGCGTTGGCAAGTACGACGTCAAGGTCACCACCGGCCCGAGCTACCTGACCAAGCGTCAGGAGTCGATGGACGCGATGAGCCA